GAGTGGGGTAATCATGGGCGAATTGGTAGCAAACGCGACAATGTTCCTCGGAGTGATAATTTTGATCGTATGTGCTATGAGTTGGCCCGACAACTTTTAAGTAACGAAAAGCGTCTAGTTTGGCAGGATTGTCCCGAGGATATTCAGCGTGTGCAGATTGGTAACTATCGCGCCTTATTAATTCATGGTGATGAAGTTGGCCGTAATGGATTTGCCAGCCCCATGGCAATCGTGCAACACGCAAATAGATGGCGAAGCGGTGCTTACCCTTGGGAATTTAGAGATGTTTACATTGGCCACTATCACACGCACGCTGAGTGGCCTATGGCAAACGGCCAGGGATCGGTTTATCAAACAGGCTCCACGGAGTCCGACAATAGATACGCAGGTGTTATGTTGGCCGCAAGCGCAACTCCATCACAAAGGTTGCACTTCGTAGATCCCGACAAAGGTCGAGTCACTGCCGCTTACAAGATTTGGTTAGATTGAGGCTTCTGCTGCATCCACAGCATCATCAACAGAGTAGGAATGTTCCTTAGAACATTGTCCACATTCTTTGCACATTATTCATCATCCTCTTCATCGCCATAATCGGATGTAATCAATCTCATGTCGCTGACATCAATACCGTTTTCTTTGGCATGGGCCATGGCCTCTTTATAGACAGCAATTATTCGATTTGCTAAATCATCGACCAAATCAGGGTATTCGGTCTCTGTGCCAATTTGAACAATAAGCCCACCGCAACGAATTTCCATGTGGGTGTAGTGCGATTTATCAGCAGCCATGAGGACCCCCTTTGCCTGAAATTATGCCTGTAATCCCGCCTGTAATGCTTGCGGCACGCCAAAAGGGGGGTGCTTCACATTCTGTAATCTTTGTGGGAACCTAGCGTCACCAGGGCGAAAGCCCCCAAACGAAAGGAAGGTCCATGGCCGAGAAATACAGCCTGGAAGACTACGAGACGGTTGAGCAACGCTTGATCCGCCTTTACACCAAGTTCCCCTCAGCCCGAGTTCTAACCCACCTGGTTCACCAGGATGAAAGACGCTTTATTGTGCGGGCTGAAATCTATCTAGACCCAAAGGATCAGATCCCATTCGCAACAGGCTACGCAGAGGAGATTGTGGGTGCGGGCTTTGTAAACAAAACCTCTGCCCTCGAGAACTGTGAGACCTCCGCAATTGGGCGCAGCGTAAGTAATTCTGTTCTGTGTTTAGAAGCACCAGTTGGTAAGCGCCCCTCTCAAGAGGAGATGCAAAAAGTCGAGCGATACAAAGCGGAACCGCGCAAAACGGCAGTAAAGAAAACAGCGTGGACCGATGATCAATTAAAACTTGCTGAGGCAGCCATTCAGACAGTTGCAGCAATGAATGACAAAGAAAAGTTGCGTGAGTTGTGGACTGGAAGCGCAGAGATTATTGATGCGCCAGTCAAAGGAACAACTCTGAAAGATGTAATTAATGCTCGCGTTGCGGAATTAAGTGCATGATTGAGAACCTGGAACTTCCCCTCACTCCGTATGCTGGAACATCAGGATGGTCGGGAACAAAAACCAGCCAAGATCGAGCGGTGCAAGAAGACAACGATGGCACAACCAAAGGCCGTCAAAATGTTACTTTGCGAATAATTAACGCATCCAAAACTTATGGAATGACCTGGAAAGAACTGGCTGATGAAACAGGCTGGCATCACGGCCAGGCTTCAGGCGTGCTTTCTGTTTTACATAAAGAAGGATTGATTGAACGCCTAACTGAAAGGCGCGGTAAATGCGCCATCTACATTGGGATAAATTCAGTCAATGGTCGAAAGACATCGGTTCGTAAAATTAAAACTTGTAAGCATTGTGGAGGATCAATATGAGTGACAAATCTAAGAAGTTTGAACCGAGCGCTGGCTTTGTGGTGTCGGTTCACATGAACAAGTTAGGCATCAGAGCCGTGGCTGCTGAGTTAGATGGGATCTTTGCCGAAGTGTTGGCCGAGGCCATGGATAAGGCTGGCTTCCAGTTGGTTCCTGATCCATTTAATCTAACAAACGATGCAAAGAAAGTGATTGAGTTAGAAGAGCGTCAAAAGACTTCGGGATTAAAACTGGTAAAGGAGGCTGGCGATGATGACGCAAGTGGTGACACCTCAGCAAATTGAGTCCCGCCTTTACGCTTTATCAAAGGAAGTTGATGAAGCCCACCAGGGTTTGGTCGACACCGAGCGCGAGTTCCATCAAACAACTGCTGAATATGAAGTGTCAATGGCACGCACACGCATTTCTTTGGCCAGTAAATCATCTCCAACGGGAAAAAATTACACCGTTGGCGAGCGCGAAGACATGGCAATTATTGAAAATGCTGAACTTCATTTTAAGATAGCAACGATGGAAGCCCAGGTAAAAGCAGCGCGTGCAAATGTGCAGCGGTTAAAAACCCAGGTGGAAATTGCTCGATCCATGTCCGCTTCGGTGCGAAGCAGTATGGAGTTGAGTTAATGGCAATTGATCCAGCAGATTGGGCTATGGCAGAGCGAATTGCTGAACATAGTCACATCTATAAAACGCCAGCAGAAGTTTTGGCTGCGTTTGAAGAGTTTATGAAACAAGTAGAAACCAACGAGAAAGAAGGCGATGATGAAAATTAAATTATTACTTGCAGGAATAGTGTTATCAGTTCTATCACCGATGGCCCCAGCCCAGGCAGAGTGTGGCGCTGGGTATGGGAATGCTGTAGAAATAAATGCAACCACTAAGGTTGTAACTTACTCGTGCATTAAATTGCCTGAGCCACAGGTAGAAACCAGGGTAGAACCAGTTGCTCCAACGCATACTTTGGTAGTTCAAACTCCTAACCAAAGTTTAGGAATGAGCGGAACTCCCGATCAAATTGCTGCTTCTGTGGCAACCATGGTTGAAAGAGTTGTAACAATCCCAACCAATCCATGCGTTGCGGGTGGTTGCACAAAGGTTGAAGTGAATGCAACAACGCAAGAGGTTACGGTTACTCCCTTGACTATGACCGAAATCCGTCAACAAACTGATAACAGTATGCGCGAAACCTTGAGAGCGGCAGAAATAACAAAGAAAGCGGCCCAGGCTTTGCCAAATATTCAGCCAATTAATCCTCTTGCCAAGGAAGTTGAGCCAACTCCTCTAAACGAGGAAGAGCCTGATTGGTGGATTGAGTTCTTACGCTCTTGGGCTGGGTTTTACTTTTGGTATAACACCGTGAACTGGTGGAGCCTGTGATAAACATAAATGAAATGCTGACCAAATCTCTACTGGCTTATGACGGCCAGCGCGATCGCTCGCAGCAGGTGGAGATTGGGCCATCATCAATTATGGGTTGTCGCCGCAGGGTTTGGCACGATCTGATGCAAACCCCAAAGACAAACACCGAAACCGAACACTTGGCTGCCATCCTGGGAACTTTTATTCACTCAGGCATTGAGAAATCAATCAGGCGCGAGGACCCTTTTGGCGATAACTTTCTGATTGAAGTTGAAGTTGCCCACGAGGGTTTGAAGGGCCATGTTGATCTATTCATTAGAGACCAAGGATTAGTTGTTGATTGGAAAACAACCAAAACAAAGTCGCTGCGTTATTTCCCCAGCGATCAACAGCGAATGCAGGTCCAGGTCTATGGTTACCTTTTGGCGCAAAATGGCTACGAGGTAAAACAAGTGGCGCTGTGTGCCATCCCCAGGGATGGAGAAATGGCAGACATCAAAACTCATGTTGAGGATTACGATCCAGCCGTGGCCCTGCAAGGGATCGCCTGGTTAGATGAAATTAAAGCGCTGGTTGCCAATGGAGAAGTTGCGCCAGCACCAACAGAGCGAGTGTTCTTTTGCAGTCGATACTGTTCCTACTACGATGCGAGCGGAGAGGTTGGATGCCCAAGTATGACCAAGTAAAGTGGGAAAGAGCCGAGTGCCAGGAAGTCGACACGGAGTTGTTCTTTCGAGTTGAGGAAGAGCGAAACCAAACCGCCTACCAATACATCAACGCAGTTCGATCTATTTGCGGCCGTTGCCCCATTCAGCGGGATTGCCTGTCCTACGCCTTTGGCAACGAGGACTTTGGGGTATGGGGCGGGTTGACTAGCCTGGAGCGCAGGTCCATGGGCGACCCTGAGAAATATCCGATCCAGTTAAATCGGGCGCTTAAGGCTTTACAGCAGTTTGGTATAAGTTACGAGGAAGTGAGGGAGACTTATGAGCATTCGATTGATGTCGGAATGTTGGCGAACCGATTTACCTACGGTCGAAAAAATGGTGTTACTGATCATCGCAGACCACGCAAGTGATGACGGAACCGAAGCCTGGCCCTCACAGGCAACGATTGCGGCCAAGGCCAGCATCTCTATAAGGACCGTTCAAAGGGCCGTAAACAGCCTCGTGGCGGGCGGTTATCTATGGATGGAGAAAGGGGCTGGGGGCAGCGCCAATTGCCGCGAGGATCGCAGACCGCATCGATACACCATAAACATCAAAAGATTACGGGGCGACAATCTGACTACCCGCGATGATCGGGGCGACAATGACGACCTTCACGGGGCGACTTTGGCGACACCTACGGGGCGACAATCACGCCCCATGAACCACCCTAATAAACCATCCAATGAAACACCCGAGTTTGATTTATTTTGGAGTGAATATCCGATCAAAGTTGGCAAAGCCGCAGCCAAGAAAGCCTGGGAGAAAGCGATCAAGGTTGAAGCACCCGATGTAATTATTGCTGGCGCTATTCGATACGCAACCGACCCCAACCGCCACCCATCTTTCACGGCTCACGCTTCCACCTGGCTCAACGCACATCGTTGGACTGACAGCCCACTACCCCCACGCGTTTTCTCTCCTGATGAAAAGAAAGCCAGGGAACTTGAGGAGTCAAAAGCCAAGACTGAAAAGGAGCGCCTGGAGTATTTGAAGTGGCAGCAGGAGATGCGCGAAGCACGAGAAAGAGCCGTTCCAGTCCCCGCTGACATTTTAGAATTTCTCAAGAAAACTTTGCCAAAAAGATGACAGAAAACATCTGTAACCCTTACACTTTATGTAACGGTTACACCTTTGGAGGAGTAATGAGCGTTCGTAATGTAATGCCAACAATGGTCCAAGGCGGGGACACGGTAATCATTGGCGATCATCGCTGGTTGGTTAAGTCGGTGTCTGAACCTGATTACGCTGGTGCAGTTGATGCTGCGATGGTAGATGAACAAGGCCGTCAAAAATGGTCATGTCTTTATGATGCGGTTACAATCGAGGTGTGATCAGTTTTAGAGTAGACGGACTTCCTGTTCCGCAAGGTTCCATGCGTGTGTTCAACGGTCATGTTGTTCATAACAAAGGAGCCGAGTTAGCAGTTTGGCGTGCTGCAATTGCTATTGAAGCAAGACGCGCTGGCTGCACTCCTGAACCTGGTCCAGTTAAATTAGATTTATTATTCTCAATGCCAAAACCAAAAACGGTAAAACGATTACATCCAACCGTTGCTCCTGATCTCGATAAATTGATCCGAGCAGTTCTTGACTCGATGACAGCCGTGGCTTATTTAGATGACGGCCAAGTCACGGAAATCAACGCCACAAAGGTCTACGGCCAGGCCCCATTCCTGGAAGTTGGGCTTTGGCGGTCCTGAATGTCCGAATGTGGATAAAACTCACAGGAAAACACGCGTAAAAATCATGTAAAAAAGTGCCACAAATACTTCCATTTGCCACCGATCCATGGCAATGTATGTCTCAACAGGGCGGAAGCCCCCAAGAGAAAGAAGGCACAAAATGCTTAAAGTTAAAAAAGTAGGCAACACAGTTGTTACTTTAGAAAATGCCGATTGCCCTGATGATGGCGGCAAATACGCCATAGTTTGTGGAAACCATTCATATTTACTACAAGACAACAACAAACAAAGATTGTGGAAACACGCTGTTGAGGTTCAAGATTGGTGCGCAGCGTGTGCAGGTCAAGATGAAAGATACCCAAATCAAAAGTGGGAGGCAAAATAATGACAACAACACAAACCACAGGCCGCTTTATTTGTGCCATGCATGGAACTCGAGTGTGGAAAATGCCAAACGGTCTGTATAGAACAGATCACGATTATTACGAGTATGACTCTGCTTTTGATGCGTTAAGAGCGCACACAGCGATACAGGAGTCAATTGCACTAGAAAAGAAAGCCACCGAATATCGCGTGATGGCCAAAAACCTGATTTCAAAGGAGAGCCGATAAATGACAACCAAGACAGGATTTATGCGGATCTATTGCACCGAGTGCCGAGAAGGGTTTCCAATGTTTCCCGACCGATCTTGGTTCAACTTTGTGGACCCAAGGTATCAAGATGCGATTGGTTTCTGTTCCCCAAAGTGCCTGGAGGTTTATGCGGTCAAGCGCAAGTGGGAGGTGGAAGCACAATGAACGATTGCCCTATGTGCGGGCGCACAACCAAAACCCTTGTGGGCCGTTGGTATCAATATGACAACGGTGAACAGACCCTGGCCTGGGTTTGCATCCCCTGCGCTGATCAGCACGCACGATTGATAAATCAATGAGCGAGATAAAACTTCACATGATCGAGGAGGATTTTGAGAATCTTATCCACACCTCGATGCCGTGGGGTGGGCATTGGATTGAACAGGTTGGGCGCTTCGATCCACAGCCAATGTTTCACTGGCGCTACGCATACTGGGTAGACAATTTTATGGGGGTCCTGCTTTGCCGCGCATATTTGACCACTCAAAATTGCGAAACGCAGACCGTTTGGGATCGGGCCTTTAATTGTTATTTGATCCTGGCTAATTATGAATTACAAACCTGGAGGTCCTGATGTATAAGTTTAAAGTTGAAGTTGAGATCGATTATGACGGTGAATTAGGGATTGACAGGCCCGATGTTCCCCTTAGTAAATCTCACAAAAATGCCCTAATGCGCGAGGCGGTGTGGTTACAAGTGGCTGATGCCATGGGAATGTATGGGTTGAAAACAACCGTCAAATCGGTGGTTGTGGCAAGAAGGAAGGAAGGCGAATGAGAACAAGGCGTTATTACCAGGTCCGTTTTGCGGTGCGTTTGGCGTTTTGGTTAAGCGTGTTTGCGGCCATAATGTTTGCAGCAAATCACCTGAATTGGATGGGCGACCATTATTGTTTCAAGACAATGGTCGAGTGCTACTTTCCCGAGGGCAAATAAATGAGTCCAGGGTTCAGCATGATGGGATCAGGCATTTATTCTGAGGATGTCGACCGCGAGATTGTTTGCGCAGAGCGCTGTTACGACTGTGCAGAACTTAACCAAATCTGTGATGCCGTGTGGGAAACCACGATGGCCACCGATGACTGGGGCAATATCAACACCGATGTGGAGTGCGCAAGGTGCGGACACACTATTAATTACAGAGAAGAGAGAGAATGATGGAAGGCACTTACATGATCCAGGTAGTTGAGGATGGGGCAGTCACCTTTTCTCGCAAATATGACAACGCAATTGAGGCTGTTCACGCTTACGATCGCTTTGTGGACTTTGGTTTTGCCAAGTGGCAGCGCGAAATAGTCCTGGTGGAGCCAAGCGGGAAAGCCCACGGCAAATCCTTCGATGGGCCGCTTGGGAAACAATTACAGGTAAAATAAATACGACCCATTCCCGAACCGAGAGGAACTGAAAATGGATCAAATGTTAAAACGCTGCGCGTATGGTGCGTGGCATTATGGAGAACAACTCTGCGAAGCCTGTCGAAAGGGGCGAACGGAGTAAAGAATAAAGTTTTCAGCCCAGGTCCTCTTAGCAGCCGCTTTAGCGGTGGGACTGGTTGCCGCTTCACCAGCCAAGGCCCAAGCGCCACTTTTAAGTAAGGCGCAAAAGGTAAAAATGATGCCACCCAAAGAGTATGCGTTGATGAAAGTTGAGTCCCAGTGGCTCAACCCTAAGCGTGAGTTTGAGTGTCTTCATGATTTGTGGCAGAAAGAAAGCGGCTGGCGTTCTAATGCGGCCAATCCCCACAGCACCGCATTTGGAATTCCACAATTTCTAAACTCAACTTGGATAAATTACAACTATCCAGTTAGGCCAAAAGACCCGCACATCCAAATAAACGCGGGCCTTCGGTATATTTACAAGCGCTACGGCACACCCTGCAAAGCCTGGGCGTTTTGGAAAAAGCAAGCAGGACCCGATATGCATGGAGGTTGGTATTGATGAGTTCACCTTTTGGCCTACCTCTGCGTATTGATCATCCCACCGTTGATCCCACCGAATGGGAAGACGATGAGGATGACGATTAAACAAACCATCGTCAACCTAGTAACTCAGAGAGCGGGCGGCTACTGCGAAAAGTGTGGCCGACCCGCTTCTGAGTCTATGGCGCTGCACCACCGTAAATTAAAGTCCAGGGGTGGCAAAGACTCGGTCAGCAATTTGATGTATGTCCACCACGAGTGCCACAACCTTGGAACAGAGTCGATCCACCTGCGCCCTGCTTTTGCAGCCGACAAGGGCTGGATGGTCTCGTCTTGGGATGATCCTGAAACAACACCGATGGAATTACCTGACGGTCGCCTTGTAATATTACAAAATGACGGTAAGATTACAGACCTAAAGGAAGGGATAAAATGAGCATTCCAGTAACAATTAAGGGCAACCTTGGCGCTGACCCTGAGTTGAAATATGTAAAAACAGGGCGTGGAGATACCGCTCTTGTAACTTTCTCTTTGGCCCACACGCCAAGAGAACGCAAGGGCGATGAGTGGGTTGAAGGCGAGACCATTTGGTTTCGAGTAACAGCCTGGGGCGATAAAGGTGAGATTTACATCGATGCTTTCAAGAAAGGCGACACCGTTCTTGTGCAGGGATCTATGAAACAATCAACATTTAAGGGGCGCGATGGTGTGGACAAAACGGCTTTGGAAATCAACGCGGCTGACATTGGTTTGGTTCCCAAGGTTGTGCGTTCTCCTATTTCTCGCAGTCAAAGTTCACATAGCAGAACAGAAGCACCAGGATGGTAGAAGAAGGGTTAATCTCTGCCCAGGAGGTTGCCATTCGATTGAATATTACAATGAACAACCTCAGGCAATTACAACATCGAAAGCAACTCGTGTGGGTTCAGAAAGTGGGTCGACTTGTCTATTATCGTGAACAGGATGTGGCAGCGATCGCAGAAAGACGCGCAGAGCGAAACAAAGAGTAAGATCAACACCATGATTGTTATTGAAGGAGAAGTAACAGTTGCGGAGATTGATGAAGCCCTTCGCAACATTAGAGAGATGCTTGTAGATCGGTATGGCAACCGACTATCGCATCAAAAGAAAGAATTGCTTCTCAGCAGTATTGATGATTTATTAGATGCAAGGATCAACCTGACCAAGTAAGAAGGCGAGCAATGGAACTACTGAGAAGGCAAATAGCAGATTTCACCCTGGACCCAAACAATGCCAGGCGGCACTCGCAAAAGAACCTAGACGCTATCAAGGCAAGCCTTTCTAAATTTGGCCAACGCAAACCAATCGTTGTATCAAGTGAAGGTGTGGTTCTTGCAGGTAATGGAACTCTTGAGGCTGCTATTTCACTGGGCTGGGACAGCATTATGGTTGTGGTTACGCCCGAGGATTGGGATGAAGCAACCGCCAGGGCCTTTGCTTTGGCCGATAACCGCACAGCAGAGTTGGCTGAATGGGATGAAAATGTCCTGGCAAAGCAACTGTTAGATTTATTAGAGTGGGACTTTGATATTGAAGCCATCGGGTTTGAAATGCCTGAACCTGAAATTGAGCCTGAGCCTGATGATGCTCCTGCTATTGACGAAGTAGAACACCGAACCAAAATTGGCCAGTTGTGGAAGTTGGGCGATCACCTGCTTTATTGCGGTGACTCAACTGAGGAGGCAACCTTTACCCGCTTGATGGGTGAGGAGAAGGCGCACCTTATTTGGACCGATCCACCGTGGAATGTGAACTATGGCGCGGTAGATGAAGGCAATCAGCAAGGCTACAAAGTCCGCACGATCATGAATGACCACATGAACGAGGGGCAATGGGATGAGTTTGTTGGCCAGTTCTGTCGAACCCTGAAAGATTACAGCGAACCTGGCGCACCGATTTATCTCGTGATGAGCGCCCAAGAATGGCCTGTGATCGACCGCAACCTTCGAGAGGTTGGCTTCCATTGGAGCAGCACCGTCATTTGGGCTAAAGATCGCCTGGTCTTATCGCGCAAGGATTACCACACCCAATATGAGCCGATTTGGTATGGCTGGAACGCTGATGCCGCTCGTTTGGCCGTTGTGGAGGATAGAAAGCAATCGGACCTTTGGGAGATAGAACGCCCAAGCCGATCTGAACTTCATCCAACCATGAAGCCGATTGAACTGGTGCAGAAGTCCCTGGTTAACTCATCAAAGCCTGGAAACATCGTGTTGGACTCCTTTGGGGGGTCAGGAAGCACCCTTATTGCGTGCGAGCAGACAAACCGTAAGTGCCGCATGGTCGAGTTAGACCCGCAATACTGTGATGTAATTATTGCGAGATGGGAGAAGTTCACGGGCAAGACAGCAGAACTTTTGCCTGGAACTTAAGCAAAATATGCAGGAAGTTGAGCAAAACAATACAGAATTTGCCGATCCAATCCCCCTGGACAAAGGGGCGGAACTTGAGGCAAAGGAACTTAAAGTCCTGGAACTTCGCAGGGCGGGCTTTACTTTCCAGCGCATAGCCGAAGAGGTCGGATACGCGTCTCCGTCAGGGGCGCAGCGTGCTTTGGAAAGAATAATGACACGCCACTTGCCTCAGGCAATAGCGGAACATCGCTGGCAAGAGTTAGACCGCTTGGATCGTATGCAGGTGGCGCTTTGGCCCAGGGCAATGAAAGGTGACGACAAGGCCATCAACACGATTGTCCGTTTGATGGAAAGAAGGGCAAGATTGGTCGGTATGGATGCTCCAACCAAGATACAAGCAGAGGTGGTGAATTATGATGGAAACAGAGACATCGATGGAGACATCGAGCGCATCGTCAATCTCATCCGAGGAGTGGATAGCAGCCAGCCGTTGGAAGTGGAAGGTGGAACAAGCGAGAGCGGAACAGTTGCCACCGAAGGGGGATTGGAAGACTTGGCTTTACATGGCGGGGAGAGGAGCGGGCAAGACGAGGACAGCAGCGGAGTGGTTGGCGTGGGAAGCGATCAACAACCCGATGACACGGTGGGCGATAGTAGCCCCGACATTCGGTGACGCTAGAGATACCTGC